CACCAGGAGCCGCCCACTCACCACGCTAGTCGAGGCTACTCGCGACTATGGTGACCACTTTTATGACAATAGTGGGCGGCTCCGGCTCGTACCAGTGAGACCTTTCATTCCAAAGGTCAAAGACTTTCGCCTTGATGACGCTCCTAGAATCAACGCGGAAGTCCTTGCTCCTTTGGACCAATTGGGTCCGGTGCTCTCTCAACAAGTACCGGTCGTCACTGGCAATGACTTTGAGTCAATGTTGGCAGCCTTTAACAAACGCTGCAACTTACATAGTGACGAGAGAGTTTGCCCCAGTATAGTGAAGGAGGCCAAGTTACTTGCCTCCCTCGTCTTCCCGAAGGTTACGCCATTCGATTGGACTCAGGACATCTACGATCGTTGGGTGTCCAAGTTTCCACCTGAAAAACAAAATCGCATGGCCAGCGCAATCAATAACCTTCACGATGTGGACTTCCGCTCCCTTAACACCAAGTCACTCATGGTGAAGGGAGAAGTGCTTTTAAAACGGAACGACCCATCCTGGGCTCCGCGCGTCATTTACGTGGGTTCTGACGAATACAACGTCCTCACAGGTCCGCTTATGGATGAATTCAATAAGCGGCTATCATGCGCGTTAGACGAGTTCTCGGACGACAGTGTTGAAAAATTCATTTTCGCCTACACCAAGCAAGATGTGGACATAGCCAATGCTCTTGCCGGTTGTGAGACGTACGTAGAAGGCGACTTTTCTGCAAATGATAAAAGCCAACTGTCGGATGTACACGAGATTTTTGCACACTGGTTGAAGTGTTCTGGAGCCCCTCTTTGGTTCCGACGCTTTTATATAATGAATTCCCGTTCCTTTCGCGTCACTTCCTTTCAATATGGTATCAGTGCTACGATTTACAGTCAACTGGCCACCGGTGGCACTGATACAACCGGTAGAAATACCGTCTGGAATGCGGCGCAGTGGTGGGCTTTCTGCAGAAAACAAAAATATAAAAGAACACGTGCCGCCGTTCTAGGCGACGATTTGGCTGGAGGCGTAGCCAAAGGTTTCGATTTAGATAGTTGGGTTTCCTTTTGTAAATCCGCCGGTATGAAGCTGACCTGTAAGCACAGGCGCTTCTACTGTGACCTGACTTTTCTGTCTCGTTTCTTTGTTCCTGTAGGGCAGGAATCTTGCATGGTGCCTCTTATCGGTAAAGCCTTGTGTCGTTTTAACGCAAGGGCTAATAGAAATCAGGAGATAACCGATCTCGAGTACATGTGCGGTAAGGCCCTCTCTTACGCCTATGAGTTCCGCCACGTCGCGTATATGCGTGATGCGTTCCTATCCCGTGCAAGGAGCACGGGAGTTTCTTTGAGTGACGTTAATCTACACGACTTAACCTGGTTCGCCAAGCAGGGCGTCACTAGCGTTGACGACGTATGTCGTAGAATCACTGAAGAATCTCTCGTCCTTTCAGAACACGAGTTCCTGGACGTAATCATGGCCAAGTACGACATTGGGCTCTATGACATGGATGAACTTCGGGACAAGCTTATACTCAGCGATGCTGTGGAGACGTTCAGCGATGAACGTTATTATAAGTTTGAGCACGAAGTGGCTTAGCTCTTGGTAACCTCTTACCCCGTATGGCTTGGTCCCCCTTAAGGACCCGGCGTGGGAGATGCTGGCGCCCACCATTCACTGGCAAGGTAACACCCCTTGTAAATCCTAG